AGACTCAGCAGGATGTCTCCAATGTGGTGGAGGAGAACAAGGACCAGTTCAACGCCACCGACAACAAGGCCAACTGGACAGGCGAGTGGCACAAGGTGGCAAGCATTCCACTGAACATTTATTACGAGCTGCAGGCCAGCGGCAAGATCACAGATCAAGCCTATATGAAACGCTGGCTCAATGACCCCGACAACAGATTCTTCCGAACAAGGCCAGGACAAGTATGACAATCATTGCGGTTTGCACCCCTGCGCGGGATATGGTTCACACCCAGTACGCCTATTGCCTGGTGAACATGGTGGCCTACCACGCCTGCAATACGGATGACCGCATTGACCTAAAAATCATGCAGGGTACGCTGATTCAGAACCAACGGGCAGAGCTGGCGCTGGACGCCATGCGCGAGGGCTGCAGCCACATCCTGTTCATTGACTCAGACATGACCTTCCCACAGGACATGATTCAGCGGCTGATGGCGCATGACCTTGACATTGTGGCAACCAACTGCGCCAGGCGCAGGATGCCAACAGGCCCAACTGCCAAGGTTGGCAACAAGTTGGTGTTCTCCACGTTGGAGGACCACGGGCTGCAGGAGGTGGACACCATCGGCATGGGGGTGATGCTGATCAAAGCAGATGTCTTCCGCAAGATGTCCGAGCCTTGGTTTGAGACGCCTTGGCGCAATGACAAGCGGGGCTATGTCGGCGAGGATGTCTTCTTCTGCCTCAAGGCAAAGGAGATTGGGTATAAAATCTACATTGACCATGATGTCTCCCGAGAGATAGGCCACATTGGGACCTTTGAATTTCGGCACGAGCATACCTGGGTAGTCAAGGATTTGCAGGAGGCTTGATATGGCACTCTCCACCTACGCCGAGCTGAAGACATCAGTTGCGGATTGGCTCAATCGTTCTGACCTGACAGCGGCAATCGCTGACTTCATCAGTCTTGCAGAGGCTCAGATGGAGCGCGTCCTGCGGAACAGGAATATGCTGACCCGAGGCACGGGCAACATTACCGCCGAGTACACGGCGCTGCCAGCGGACTTCTTGGATGCGTTGACGCTGAAGTTGACGGGAACCAACCCCATCACTCCACTCCAGTTTGAGACAATTAGCAGCCTAGACCAGCTACAAAACACGACTTATCTATCAAATGGCAAGCCACTGTTTTTTGCTATTGTCGGAACCAACTTCCGCGTCCTGCCGACACCTGACAGCACCTACGCCTACGAGATTGACTACTACGCCAAGCTGGCAAAGTTAAGCGTAAGCAACACAACCAACTGGCTGCTGACCCAGGCACCTGACATCTACCTGTATGGTGCCTTGCTGCAGGCTGCGCCTTACCTGCAGAATGACGAGCGCATACCCGTCTGGGTGGCGCTGTACACCAGGGGCATTGAAGACTTACGCCTCGCTGACAACAGATCGACACAGGCCGGGACTATGCTCGCAAGGGCAAGAACACTAGGATAAATCATGGCAGATACCACCACCACAAACCTACTACTGACCAAGCCAGAAGTTGGAGCCAGCACCGACACTTGGGGGACTAAGGTCAACACTGACCTTGACCTGGTAGACGCGCTGTTTGCAGCGGCTGGCACTGGCACCAGCGTGGGACTCAATGTTGGCGCTGGCAAGACGCTGGCAGTTGCCGGGACGCTGACAGCAACAGGCACTACCAACCTGACATCACCAGCAGTCACCACCAGCCTCACAACGCCATCCACAACTTTTGCCCTGGTCAACACCACGGCAACTACCGTCAACCTGGCTGGCGCTGCCACAGCCGTAAACATTGGTGCTGCCACTGGTACGCTGACCGTTGCCAACACCACCCTGGCGGCGAAGGCCATCACAGCCAGCACAACCCTGGCGGTAACTGGCATCTCCACGCTGACAGGAGCAGTTGGCGCACCTGGTGGCGTGACAGGCCCAATCACATCAAGTTCTGCAACCATCACTGGCGGCAGCATCACAGGCATCACCGACCTAGCAGTGGCTGACGGTGGCACAGGCGCATCAACTGCAGCCGCAGCACTCAACAATTTGCTGCCATCACAAACATCTGCCGCCAGCAAGTACCTGCAGAGCGATGGCACCAACGCATCCTGGGATGCAGTCAGCCTGTCCACTGCCGACATCACAGGCACCCTGGGCGTAGCCAATGGCGGTACAGGCCAGACCAGCTTTACCAACGGGCAGCTGCTGATTGGCAACACCACGGGCAACACGCTGACACCAGCGACACTCACTGCTGGCTCTGGCGTCACCATCACCAACGGCAGCGGTGCCATCACCGTTGCATTCACTGGGCCAGGCGCTGGCTCAGTCACCAGCGTGGATGTCTCAGGTGGCACGACAGGCTTGACCACCTCGGGTGGGCCTATCACCTCTTCGGGCACCGTTACCCTGGCAGGGACACTGGCTCCTGCTAATGGCGGCACAGGTGTAGCCAACAACGCAGCCATGACCGTCACAGGCTCTGGCAACTTTGCCTTTACCAGAACATTGACAGCAGCCACTAACGTCACCTTCCCAACCACCGGGACATTAAGCACATTGGCTGGATCAGAGACGCTGACCAACAAGACGCTAACCTCCCCCACGCTGACGACTCCAGCACTCGGCACACCAGCATCAGGCAACCTTACCTCTTGCACAGCAGATGGCACAAACAAGGTTGGCTATCAAAATATTCCGCTATCGGGCATCAAGACAGCAAGCTACACCCTTGTTGCTGGTGATGTTGGCAAGTTTGTAGAGTTAGGCACAAGCGGCACAATTGTTGTTCCTGCCTCAGTGTTTACGACAGGCGATGCAATCAGCATTTTTAACAACACTTCAGCGTCCATCTCTTGCACTTGCTCTGCTGTGACCACAGTCTACAAGGGCGGCACAGATGCGGATATTGCTTCTTTTAGCATTACCACAAGGGGTGTAGCTACTATTCTTTTTATTACTGCCACAGTCGCTGTGGTCACAGGTAATTTAGCATGAGCGGGATAATGCTTAATGTGGTTGGTGGAAATTTTGCCCCAAGTGTGCCTACAGTAATCGGGCAGGCGTTTGGCGGTGGCTACTACGCAGGGCAAATTGGTGTTAGCGGTGTAGCTACACACTACCTAATTGTTGGGCCTGTAGCTTCTGCACAAGCTGTTAAAGACTATAAAAACGCAAACACAGCTACTGCTGGTGCTGACAGTGATATTGATGGCCCACAAAACACGGCAGATATTGTGGCTGATGGTAATTCAACTGTTTACCCAGCAGGTCACTTCTGTAATGACTTGGTAATTGGTGGCTTTAGCGATTGGTATATGCCAGCAAAAAATGAGTTGGAAGTTTGCTACTACAACCTAAAACCAAATACAACTGCAAACAATACATCTTCAGGCATAAACCCTAACTCTGTACCTGCAAGAGCTTCTAACTACACTTCTGGCGATCCTGCTCAAACCTCCGCAGCCGATTTTCAAGCTGGCGGTACAGAAGCGTTTGAAGCGGAGCCTTTTTGGTGTAGTACCGAGTTTTCCGCTGCAAACGCAAGATTCCAGCGTTTCAGTACTGGCATTCAGGACAACCGCCCCAAGGGTGATTTTCTCCGTGTCCGCGCCGTCCGCAGAATCCCAGTCTAATTTTAAAGAAGCATCACAATGCACATTTGCATCACTGAAGTTGACGCAGTAACTAAAATAGTCTGCACAGCCGAGCCACAACGCACAGGCCCATCAATGCCAGCCGTCAAGGGTTGGACTCACTTATGGCACGACAGGTCTACTTGGCCTGTATCCACATCCTCTGATGGCACATACCTAAGAGCGCCAAGATACTACGGCACTTGCGATGACGATGCTGACACTACCATTTCTGGTGTCTTGCAGGTATTGACAGAGGCAGAGTACACCGCCCTTAGAACCGCAGAGCATGAAGCCCGTAAGCCCTACCCATCATGGATTGGCTACTTGGACACAATGACTTGGGCCGCACCTGTAGCAAGACCCGCTGACGCCGTGATAAACGGTGGGAATGTGGATTACCAGTGGGATGAAGCCACAGTCAATTGGATTGCCGAGACTACAACATGACTGAGAAAATGATCAGCGAGACAGAGGCCAAACTTGCCACGCATGAGCAGATTTGCGCTGTAAGGTACGAGGGCATCCAGAAGAGCTTTGCCGCTGGTTCAAAGCGCATGACGAAGATCGAGTACCTGCTGTACGTTGTGATTGCAGCGGTGCTGTTCGGGCCAGGTGTCGCTGGTGAGTTTGTCAAGAAAGTATTAGGGTTGTGATGTGGATTTCTTTGAAATCCTGTCCAAAGCATGGCCCATACTGCTGGCAATCATCACGCTGATCATCGTCTTGGCTAAACTCGACTTGCGGGTGGCGGTACTGGAAGAGAAGATCAAAACGCTGTTTGAGATGTGGAACAAGAAATGAATGACGACAAAGGCGCACTAATCGAAAAGGCTACGTTTGCAATACTGCCGTTGCTGTTCTCCTGCGTTGTGTATCTAATGAGCGCCTTGTCCAACTTGAGCCATGAGGTGACCATCCTCAACAGCAAGATTAGTCTGGTGGTGACTAGCGACAACAAGCAAGCCAGCAACTCAGGCGCTGAGTTGGCAAGGGAAAAGCTGAGACAGGACTTGGAAAAAGAAATCCAAAAGAACCGAGATGACATCATGCACAACCGACAAGAGATTGCCGTCATCAACACCAAGTTGGAGAAGAAGTAATGCTAACCTTACTCTCCACCCTAATCTCTTTCCTTGCTGGCGGCTTGCCCAAGCTGCTTGGTTTCTTTCAAGATCGTGCCGACAAGAAGCATGAGATGGCGATGGCTCAACTCCAGATTGAGCGTGAGCTTGAGCTACGCAAGGCTGGGTTTGAGGCGCAGCAACGAGTAGAAGAGATCAAAGTAGAGGGTCAGGCCATTGAAGCCGAGGCATCAGAACGTGCTGCACTCTACGCACACGACATAGCCATTGGACAGGGAGCATCACAGTGGATGGTCAACCTGCGCTGGTGTGCGCCCGATACTGACCTATGGATTCTTCCTGCTGTTTGCGTTTGTTGAGATTGGCGGGTTTTGCTACGCTTGGTATCACAGCATCCCATTTGATGTGCTGATTGCCAAGCTGTGGGACGCCGACACCCAGATCATCTTTGCCAGCATCATCAGCTTCCACTTTGGTGGACGGGCGTTTAAGGGGAGCAGGGATTGAAGGTCTCCGACCGCTGCAAGGAGATGATCAAGCACCACGAAGGCGTGAGGTTTAAGCCGTACCGTTGTCCAGCGCGGCTCTGGACTGTAGGAGTTGGAAGGGTTCTTTACCCAGATCAAGGTCGCTTACCGTTGGACCAAAGAGACGCTTTCCCGCTTGCGCCGGAAGATAACCGCGCATTTTCAAAGGCTGAGGTAGATGGAACCCTTGATGCTGATCTCCAGCGATTTGAGGTTGGGGTCGCCAGACTTTTTCCTGTGGTGCTTACCCCAGGCCAGAACGATGCTCTTGTCAGCTTTGCCTTTAATCTGGGTCTGGGAGGCCTACAGCGAAGCACCCTCCGTCAGAAGGTTCTGCGGGGTGAGGTGGAAGAGGCGGCAGACGAGTTCTTGAAATTTACGAGGGGCGGGGGTAAAATTCTGCCGGGACTAGTCAAGCGAAGAAACGATGAACGAGCTTTATTTTTATCCTAGCGGAGAAACAAAATGAAACCTGGACTTTATGCCAACATCAACGCCAAGCAGGAGCGCATAGCGCTGGCTCCAAGGAAAAGATGAACAAGGTTGGCAGCAAGGCAGCGCCTTCTGCCAAGGACTTCAAGCAAGCCGCTAAGACTGCAAAGAAGAAGTAGCCATGAGCAAGGACAAACCACACTACCTGCCTAGTGGCAAGCTGCACAAGGGTGAGACGCACAAGGTTGGCAGCAAGCTGATGTCAGGTGCAAAGCACACACCAGCAAGCAAGCCACTGACGCATACACCTCCCAAGAAGAAATGAAGACTCCAGCCTGGCAGCGGAAGGAAGGACAGAACCCAAAGGGTGGCCTCAACGCTGCTGGACGGGCGAGTCTGAAGGCGTCTGGGCAAAACATTAAGCCACCAGTGAAGTCTGGTGACAACCCGCGCAGGGCAAGTTTCTTGGCAAGGATGGGCAATATGCCGGGTCCAGAGCGCAAGGACGGTGAACCCACCCGGCTGCTGCTGAGTCTCAATGCCTGGGGGGCCAGCAGTAAGGAAGACGCAAGGTCTAAGGCCAAGGCTATCTCAGCTCGAAACAAGAAATGAGAACACCATGTTGATGCCCTTCAAGATTCCAGCAGGCGTGTACCGCAACGGCACCGAGTACCAGAGCATGGGTCGGTGGTTTGACGCTAACCTGGTGCGTTGGTTTGAGGGTACGCTCAGACCCGTTGGTGGCTGGCGCAAGCGGTCCATGGACAGATGACGGGCAAGTGCAGGGGCATCATCAACTGGCGTGACGATGACGCCGAGCGTTGGATTGTGGCTGGCACCAACACCAAGCTGTTTGTGATGAACCAGGCCGGGACGCTCAAGGACATCACGCCAACCATCTTCACCCCAGGTGCTGCAGACGCCACCCTGCTGATTGGCTACGGATACGGCAACTACGGCGACTTTGCCTACGGTGTAGCCAGGCCAGACACTGGACAAATCATCAACGCAGCCACCTGGTCAATGGACACCTGGGGAGAGTACTGGATTGGCTGCTGCAACAGCGATGGTCAGTTGCTGGAGTGGCAGCTTGGATTCGTAACACCCACCAAGGCCATTGCTCTGGTGAATGCACCCACAGGCTGCGCGGCGGTGATGACCACCTCTGAGCGTTTTGTGTTTGCCTTGGGGGCCAGCAACAACCCACGCCTGGTTGCTTGGTGCGATCAGGAGGACAACACCACCTGGACACCAGCCAGCAACAACCAGGCAGGCAGCTTTGAGCTGACGACTGTCGGCTCTATCCTGGCGGGTAAGCGGGTGCGTGGCGTCAACCTGATATTTACTGACGTTGATGTCCACACGAGCAGCTACATTGGTCAGCCGTTTGTGTTCAGCTTTGAGAAGGCTGGCTCTGGTTGCGGCTTGATTGGACCCCAGGCTGTAGCGGCAATTGACACTGCAGCCATCTGGATGTCACGCTCTGGATTCTGGATTTACGATGGATACGTCAAGCCACTCCCGAGTGACATTGGTGACTTCGTGTTTGGAAATATGAACTACGAGCAGGCCAGCAAGGTGTACGCGGTCCACAACTCCAAGTACGGCGAAATCTGGTGGTTCTACACCAGCGCAGCATCCACCGAGAATGACAGTTACTGTATATACAACTACAGGGAAAACCACTGGAGCCTTGGCACACTCGCAAGGCTGGCTGGCGTTGACAAGGGCGTCTTCAATAACCCGCTGATGGTCAGCTCTGACGGGTTCATCTACGAGCATGAGGTGGGATTTGCTTACGACAGCCAAACCATCTTTGCTGAGTCAGGCCCAGTGGAGATTGGCAACGGTGAGCAGATCATGCAGGTTCGCAAGGTGATACCTGACGAGTCCAATTTGGGTGATGTCAGCATCAGCTTCAGCAGCCGTTTCTACCCGACAGCCACTGAGACAAGTTACGGACCCTTCACCAGCGCCAACCCAACAGACGCTAGGTTCTCAGGACGCCAGATCAAGATGAAGGTGACAGCGGATACCCTGAGTGATTGGCGGGTGGGGGTGATGCGCCTGGATGCAGTGCCAGCCGGGAAACGCTGATGAAGGTTCCGACTCCACCGCAAACGTACACGCCAGTGGCAGAGGCCCAGCGTAACTTCCTCATTGAGACGGCAGACAGGCTGAACCGCAAGATCAATGCGGACGTTGAGATCAGCAGCAGCAAGCTGATACTGACTTCGCCCAACGGGAGCAGGTTCAGTGTGGTGGTCAGCAACGCAGGAGCATTGTCGGCAACGGCGCTATGACAGATATTGAGAGACTAAGGCCAGAGATCGAAAAAGCCTTAAAATATTCGTTGAACACTCACACATTTGATGATGTCGTTGAGTTGGTCCAGCAAGCCAAGATGCAATTCTGGCCTGGAAAGAGTTCGGTGATTGTGACGGAGATCGTTCTCCATCCACAACAGAAATGCCTCAACTACTTTTTAGCAGCAGGCGATATGGACGAATTAGCACTGATGACGCCAATGATTGAGTCCTGGGGCAAGGGACTTGGATGCACTCGCGTCACTTTGGCTGGGCGCAAGGGCTGGCAGCGTACATTCCTGGCAAAGACGGGTTACACACCTCAATGGTGGATTATGAGTAAGGAGCTATAGCATGGCAACAATTCCAACAGCCGCAGCATTAGACCTGATGTACAGGTCATCAACTACTGGTGCGCCTACAGCAGAATTCAACAAGTACGGTGGCTATGCGGCGGTGAAAGCTGCTGCTGAAGCGGCAGGGTATAGCGCAACACCAGAATTCATTCAGAGCTACGAGGTTGCACAAGGGGCCGCAGCCCCAAACCCAGCACCCCCAAGCCCAGCACCCCCAACCCCAACTAGCCGTGAAAGTCAGGATGCAAGGGAGGAACTTGAACGACAAACGAGAGTAAATGACAATCTAAGGCAGCAAGAGCGCTATTTTTTTGAAAAAACCCGTGAAGCAAGGGAGGCAAGCGAACGACAGATAGCTGAACAACAGGCGGCTGCACAACAGGCGGCTGCACAACAGGTAGCAGCACAACAGGCGGCTGCACAACAGGCGGCTGCAGCGCAAGCTCAACAACAGATAGCAGCACAATATGCATCAGCACAACAGATAGCTGCCGCGCAAGCAGCACAGCAGGCGGCAATGCAAGCTGTACAAAGTGCAGCGCAAGCGAGGAGTACAGGTTTACTTGATGTAGCGCCAAGGGCTGCTGCTACTGCTGGCCCGGCAATCAACAGGCCAACAGCAATGATGCAACCAAGCTACACCCAAGATGCACCAGCGCAGATCACCAATCGAGCGATTACGGGTACACCATACTCAAGCATTTACAGCCCAGCAACAATGCGGCAGAACGCTCCTACGCTGGCAAGCGTCCAGGCTGCAGCGCGGTCAGCAAACCCCTACGCCTCTCTGATGGCGCTATCTCAGCAGCAGTTTTTGCCAGGTTCCTATGCAGGACTTGCAGGTGCTACAGCAGCCAACCCCTACCTTGGTGGCTACAACCCAAACATTTACCAATTGCCCCCGGCGACTGGACTTCTGGCACCTAGTAGGGTCAGCGGTTATGACGGTGTGAACAACTCTGGTGACCAGCGTGGACCGGGAAGTGGCAATGCTGGTGGAATACCTGGCTTTAACATTGACCCGCTGGCGCTTGCAATGGCGAGAGTAGCAAATCTTTTTAGTTCACCTGTTTCTCTTGGGAAACCAGCGCCAGTTATTGATGCAACTTTCAATCCGACTCAAGCTGGCATAGATTACGCTGGTGCTTCTGGCAAGTCTACTTGGGGCAAATCAGGAAATGCAGATCAAGATATTGGCCCTAGCGTACTTAACTCTCCGCAACAAGATTTCCGCGCACAAGAATTGGCTGCTCAAAATTTAGCAGAGCGGAATGCATTTACGGGGGGGATAACAGGACTACTTGGGCAAAGCAATACCTTTGCTAGAGGGTTTGATGCATTACCAGGAATTACCACAAATGAACAGCCGCAAGGTTACGACACAGCGGGAAGTAGGGCTGAAGCTGCTGCACGAGCTAACGAAGCCGCAAACCTTGCAGCTGCTGAATCAGCAGCGCCGGGGGGCGTAAATGGCGGTGGTTATGGTGGTTATGGAGGCGTCACTGGCGGCAGCGACACAATGGGTTTTGGTGGAGAGTATGCCAAGGGCGGCATGGTCAACATGAAACCCCAGCGGCATAACCCGCCTGGTCCTGATGATGGCTACGCTGCCTTGGAAAATGGCGAGTACGTCATCCGCAAGAAGTCAGTTAAGAAGTACGGCGCAAACATTTTCGAGCAAATCAATGCTGGCAGGATTCCCGCCCAGCGTCTGAAATCTTTGTTGGAGTGACACCATGAGCAAAAGCGGCAGCAGTCAGACAAGCACAACAGCAATTGACCCTGACATCAAGAGAGCCTACCTGCAGAATTTGCAGCAGGCGCAGGGTGTAGCGGCAGCGTTACCTGTCAGGGAGTTTGCGGGATTCAACCCTGTCTACCAAGCTGGTGAGGAGCAACTGGTCAACACTGGCCTGGCTGGACGAGGCATGGCTACAACTGACATTGCCGCTGAGTACGCAAACCAGGCGGCGCAGTTCCAGCCGTATTACACGGGCGGTGTCAATGCCGGGATGACCAACCAGTTTGGTGCTGTGGGCTACACGCCCACTGGTGTCACTGCTGCTCAGAGCAACATGAGCAACATCGGGCAGTACATGAACCCGTACACCAACCAGGTGATCACCAACAACCTGGCAGACATTGAGGGCGCACGGCAGGCGGCTGTGCAGCAGATGGGTGAGGCTGCAACCAGGGCCAAGGCGTATGGCGGTACTCGGCAGGGTGTGGCTGAAGCTGCCACCAACAAAGCCTATGCTGACAGGGCAGCGCAGATGTCAGCGCAGCTCAGGATGCAAGGCTTTGACACCAGCTCCAACCTGATGCAGCAAGACCTGGCGCGGCAACAGCAGGCTAACCTGCAGATGGCACAGCAGGGCACTGGTGCAGCGCTGGTGCTGGTGCCATCAACCAGGCGATGATGCAGAACGCAGCAGCGCAGAACGAGATGCAGCGTTACAACGCAAGCCTGGCCCAGCAGAGCGACCTTGCCAACCAGCAAGCCTACGCTGCCGCCAATGCACAGCGTCTAGGTGCTGCAGGTCAGCTAGGTGCATTAGGTCAGCAGCAGCAGAACCTGGGCCTGACAGGGGCACAGGCCGTGATGGGCGCAGGACAAGCCCAGCAGCAGCTTACCCAGCAGCAGTTGGATGCGCTGCGCGGGATTGGCGTTGAGAAGCTGGGCATCAGCCAGAGTGCGATGTCAACTGCACTGCCGAGCCTGGGAGGTAGCACCTCAACACCAACCACCAAGAATGTCCTGTCCAGCGCACTGGGCGGTGCTGGGTATGGTTACCAGTTTGGTGGTCTTCCAGGTGCTGGTATTGGCGCAATCCTTGGACTATTGGGGGGCTAAATCATGGCTGAATTTAACCTTGAAGGGCTGCTTGGCAACGCCTTTGGCGGCGGCAGCGGTAACTTTCTGGACGAGTACCTGACGGAAGATCAAAGGCGAATGATGCAACGCAACGCAATGCTGGCAGCGTCTGCAGCCTTGCTAAAAGCTGGTGGGGAAAGCACCAGGCGCATTGGCATTGGCGAGGCACTGGGTGGAGCGTTTGAGGCAGGCCAAGCCGGGTACGAGAAAGCCCAGACGGGTGCCTTGACGCAAATGGCACTGAAGACAAAAATGGACGAGGCAAAGAGGGCCAAGGAGTTAAATGCTGCCTTGGCTGGAATCATGGGGGCATCAACAACTGGTGAGATGGAATTACCACAGGAAACAGCCAACAAACTGATGCAAGCTGGACGGGCAGCAGTTCAAGCTGGAGACTTCACCAGAGGCTTTGAGTTTTACAAGCAAGCCAGAGATGTGAACCCAAAAGATGAGGTGCAGGGTGGATTGACTCAGCTCACAGATGAAGCTGGAAACCCCATCATGGTTCAGCAATTCAAAAGCGGAAAAATTCAAACTGCACCAGGGTACGGACCACCAAGGGAAATGGTATTGCAAGATGTTGGTGGCGTCATGCTTGCCATTGATAAAGCCAGGACTCAAACAGGCAGCCTGTTTACTTTAGGCATGAATCCTTACCAACAATTCCAATCAAACCTTGAGCTGGAAAAACTTGGTATGAGCAGAACAGAACTTGATGCCAAGCTGAAGAATGATGCACAACGACTCAGCATCAGCGAAAGAGAGCTAGCACTGGCTGTTAAGCGTTTCGGTTTGAGTGAAGCTGAATTTGCAAGAGGAAATTACCAGGTAGAGCAGGCTGAGGGTGGAAACTTTGTCTATGTCTCCAAGGTGCCAGGTATGCCTTCCATTCCAGTGCCAGGCACTGGTGGTAAGCAGCTCAGCGTAGGCATGACGCCAATACAGCAAGCTGATCTGGCTATTCAACTTAGGCGCATAGGTTTGAGTGAGGCTGAATTCGATCAGAAGGTTAAGCAAGATGCACTGAGGATGGGCATAAGCCAACAAGAATTGGGTATTGCGTTGAAACGCCTTGACTTGAGCATGGCTGAATTTGCAAGAGGAAACTACGAGGTAAAAGAAGCGGAAAACGGAACCTTCATGTACGTTTCAAAAGTTCCTGGTATGCCTGCCATTCCAGTTCTTGGTGCTGGTGGTAATCCATTGACAGTTGGAATTTCTCCAGCGGAACAGGCAAGACTAAATATTTCGCTGCAGCAGCTTGGGTTGAGCAAGCAAGAGTTTGATCAGAAGGTTAAGCAAGATGCACTGAGGATGGGCATTGACCAGCAGAACCTCGGTCTTGCATTGAAACGCTACAACTTGAGCGCAGCCGACTTTGCAAGAGGAAATTACAAAGTCCAAGAAACTGAAACAGGATTCTCATACATTCCAACCGTACCAGGACTGCCAACTATTCCCATCACTGGTGGTGGTGGTGAGCCACTGAAGGGCAAGGGAGGTGCTTTAACTGAAAGCCAATCCAATGCATTTGGATTTGCCCAGCGAATGGAGAGGGTCAACGGCATCCTTGGACCACTTGAGGCGGCGGGTTCATATCCAGGTGTTGGGTCTGCTATGGCTGGGGCATTACCATTTGTTGGCGGTTTTACTCAAAGAACTGTGCAAGGCGCTGATGTCCAGCGTTACCAGCAGGCTGCGAATGATTGGATCAGGGCAAAACTACGCAAGGAGTCTGGTGCAGCAATTGGTGTGGATGAAGCAAAGCAAGAGTACGCCACCTACTTCCCAATGCCCAATGACAGCGCAGCGGTTATTGAGCAGAAGCGACAGGCCCGAGTGCTTGCAACTGAAGCCATGAAGACAAGCGCAGGTAAAACTTACACATCACCAGCACCAGTGTTGCCAGGAGCTGGTGGCTCTGGTCTGACCTGGGACCCTGCCCAAAAGAAATTTGTGAACCGATAGGAATTTATCATGGCACAAGTCATTAACGTCCTCGGCTACGGTGACATCTCATTCCCTGACGGAATGAGCATGGAGGAGATCACTGAGGCTCTGAAGCAGTTGCCACCAGCACCAGGCTCTAGGTCAATGCCAGATGAGATGATGCGCCAGGCTGGTTTGGCTACGAGGCCAATGGTTCAGTCTGCGATGACTGTTGGGGGACTAGTGCCAATGGTGGTGGACCCTTTGGTAAACCTGTTCAACCTGGCGACAGGGACAAAGCTGCCAACAAGCACCCAAGCCGCCCAGTACAACGTCAACCGCATGGGTTTCCCACAACCTGAGACTGCCCAGGAGAGGGTGGTGCAGGACGTTGCAAGTGCTGGCTATGGCACTGCTGGAGTTGCTAGGGCTGCCGGCGAAGTTGCCCCAAGGTTACCGGGGATGCTCAGTGAGGCCGCTAAATTCTTCGCGCAAAGCCCACAGGCACAGTCAGCGGCGGCGGTGTCAGCAGCAACCGCTGGCGGTGCATTGCGGGAGGGTGGTGCTAACCCCTACGCTCAGATGGGCGGTGCATTGATGGCGGGTATGGTGGCTCCTGGAGGGCCAACACTGTCCACCACGCAACGAGCCTTGTCAGTTCCTGGTGCAATGCTCAAGCCGTTCACAGAGGAGGGACGCCAGGTCATTGTCGGGAATGTGCTGAACAAAATAGCCACCAACCCAGAGCAGGCCATGAGGAACATGGAGATGTCTGCGCCTCTGGTGCCTGGCGTTAGACCCACGGCGGCAGGCACAGCGCGTGACCCTGGCCTGGCTGGTGCAGAGACTGCCATCAGGGGTTTGGACACTGGTGGCAACCTGTTTGGTCAGCAGATCAACGCAAACCAGGAGGCCATACTCAACGCCTTCCGACAGATATCAGGCAAGCCTGGCTCTATCCCCTACGCAGAGGCCAAGCGTTCAGCGATTACAGGACCGATGCGTGAGGCAGCATTTGCAAACAAGCAGGCGGTAGATGTTCAGCCTGTACTCTCAGCCATTGAAGGCATTATGAGCAACCCGGCAACGCAACGCAAGACGGTTGATGATGCGATGGTCTACGTCCAGGGGCTGTTGGCAAAGAGAGTGAATCCAGAGACAGGCACCATTGACCCAATGTCCTTGTACAGCGTCCGCAAGGACATCACTGATGCAATGGCGGGTAAGTTGTCTGGTGACCTGTCCAACCTCAGACTCGCCAAGGGACAACTCGCTGATCTGCTGCCTGTCATTGACAGGACCATTGACGCTGGTGCGCCAGGCTTTCGGGCTTACATGGACAAGTACGC